AGCGCCGAAGTTCAGGTGAGCTTTTTCGATGTCGTTCAGGCTGGCTGGTCACTCATGGCAGAAAAGATCGGCAGCGTCCTCTCGCCCCTCTGGGATGCGATTGTTGGCGGTCTGCAGTGGGTTTGGGACCAGATGGCCCCGATCCTCAAGAACATCGGCAACGGAATCATCGCGCCATTTGCATTTGGTGTTTCCGCTATCGGCACCCTCTGGAGCCGCCTGCCGGCAGCCATTGGCGACGCAACAATCACGACGGCAAATATCGTCGTGAAGGGCGTTGAGTGGTCAATCAACAAGGCTGCGGAACTCCTTGATGGGCTGATCTCGAAGGCGAACGAAGGCCTTGGTCAGTTTGGGGTAGCGATCCCAACTCTTGGGCGCGTGAACTTTGGCGGTGCTGCAAATCCATATGCTGGCGCTCTGGGCCAGTTGGGCAGCGACCTCAACCAGAACAATTCCGACGCCTATACCACCGACTACATGGGCAACATGTTTGGTGCTCTTTCCGGTCGTGCACAGGAGATCGCGGCCGCTCGGAAGGAAATGGACGCGCTCGGCGGCTCCACTAAGGCGGCGAACGACAATGTGAAACAGCTTGCCAACGATGGCCTGCAATCCATTGCCGACAAATCCTTCAACGTTTTGGCAGAGCTGGGCAAGGCTTTCGAGGGGATCGGATCAGGCTTGTACCAGACGCTGAAAAAGGGCGGAGATGCATTCGACTACCTGCTCGGCAAAGTCGAGCAGTTCGCCATGTCCTGGCTCGACAACATCGTAAACAACGGCATCAGCTCATTTCTTGGTATGTTCGGCAACAGCGCCGGCTTGGGATGGGGAGTAGCCGGCGGGTTCGGTGGCCGCGGCATCTTTGGGATTCCAGGAATGGCCGAAGGTGGCACTGTCGGTCGGGCCGGTCTGTCATGGGTTGGCGAACAAGGGCCAGAACTTCTCAGGCTGCCGGCCGGTGCTCAGGTGATCCCCAATGGCCCCTCCATGGCTATGGCGGCGAACTCGAACACGCCTCGCACAGTGATCAACGTCATCAACAACTCAGGCGCCCAGGTGGATCGCCGCCAGTACCAACAGGACGGCATGGACGTGACCGACATCATCATCGGCACAGTTAAAGGGGGCCTGACTGACGGAGCGCTAGATGGCGCGATGAAGGCCGGTTACGGCAACAAGCCGCGCATGCGGAGGGTCTGATGAAGGTATGGCCCGCCGAACTTCCCAACTGGATCATGGCCGAAGGATATGGAGAGGCTCCGGCGGGCAACATCGCTGAGTTTCAGCCCGAGGTTGGCCCACCCAAGCGCCGCCGGCGAACCTCCATTGATATGGTCAACTTCAGCGCAGGATTCCTCACAAATAGCACCGGAGTGGATGCGCTGATGGGCTTCTACCGGGACGATCTCGCCGACGGTGTTCTTGAGTTTCAGAAGCCGCACCCGCGCACCGGTGTGACGATGGTCTGCATCATGTCGTCGCCGCCCAGCATCTCAGCTTTGGGCGGCGACAACTACCGGGTCTCAATGCAACTGATGAAGCTTTACTAATGCCCCGGAATCTCAGCACTGGCTATCGCAACTCGTTGGAAGCGAGCCGCGATGGCGACATGACCCTGGTCTTCGCCACGATCACTCACCCGAACGTGGTCGATCCGATCCGCGTGGTGTCCGACGTGGTGGACTATATGCGCGAGGAAACTGGCCTTGGCGGCGAGCCGGTCGAGGTCCGCTACATCGGCATACCGTTCATGGTGGAACTTCTGAGCGACGGGGAAAGCCCGCCGCGCGGACGCATCACGATCCAGAACGTTGACCAGGCTGTCGGCGCGGCCATCGAGGACATGAGCGACAGCCCGAGGTTGAGGCTTGAGCTTCTTGCTTTGAGTGACTTCGGCGATGTCGAGCTGATCTTTGACGCCGAGATGAACGAGGATCGGCGCTCGCGGCGCCCCATCGGCACGCCTGTGATCGAATATTCAGCTGCCCACCTATCGCTGAGGAATATCAGCGGCAATGCCATCACCGTCTCAGCCGACATCGCTGTATATGACGTGCAGCGCGAGCCCTGGCCGGGGATAAGGACTACGCAGAACCGGTTGCCCGGTCTCTACCGCTAGGAGCCAGCGACTAAATGGATAGGTTTCGCAAAATGGTCTTTCGAGCACAGATCATCATCTGTGCTCTTTGTTTTCTCATGATCCCGCTGATACCGGCGGCCGGGTTCGCGCTTCTGGTGCAGATAGACCGTCAGCCTGGAACCGACTTCGTTCTGCCCATTGTGGCCCTTGTTGCCATCATCGGAGGTTGGTTCTCCTTTTGGTGGATAATGGCTATCGCGCTACCCGCGTGGAAGAGCGTCGGCCCAGAGTTTCCGCGCAAACGTGGGAAGTCGCGCATGATTCGAGGCGCGACCCATGCTTGGCATCAGTTCTGGGCGCGCCATCACTATTTGGGCATGCTCCGGCATACGGGGATAGGGAAAGTCGATCACCTCGCCCAGGCCCATGAAATGCTCATGTTGGCCAGCCATCAGTTGAACTTAGCTTCCGTAGATAAGTCCCTGACCAGTCGGTTGATTGACATCGAGGTCAGCGTTTGGGCTCAATGTAAGGAGCGGGGGGTGAAGTGAACTCCGCCATTGTCAGCCTTGCGGGCCTGCCATACGCCGGCGCCAATTGCTGGAGCCTCGTCCGTCTCGCCTACCGCAACCGTGGCATCGATCTCCCAGCATTCGACGATATTGGCGACAATCTCCATGCCGTAGCGCGCACCATTGCGCCAGAAGCCCAGCGCGGCCCATGGGCGCCTGTGACAGGGACGTGGCAGCCTTACGACGTCGTGCTGATGTTTGGACGCCCCGAGGCCAAGTCTCGCCGCGCAATCATCCATTGCGGCATCGTCGCCGATGCTCGCCACATTCTGCACACCGAGAAAGCAACCGGCGCCGTTCTGGTGCGCCGGGATCATCCCACAATTAGACACCGCATCGCCGGCGTCTATCGCCATGAGGCCTTTGCATGACCAATGCAGAACTTGTCGCTCGATGCCGCGCTCTTGGGGCCCGTATGCATAAGTCGGTGATCGACTTCCAGATGCAGCCAATCAGCGCTGACACGGCCAACATTTCGCCGGTCGGAGGCAGCGACGACCGCAATGCTGCGCTTCAGGATGCCTACATCGAGCTCGAACGGCAGACGCGCAACAAGTGGCGAGATCAGTTCGAGGCGGAACTTCAGCCGCTCTATGATCAGCTTCTTGCCCAGCCGAAAGCCGGGAAGCTGCCCGTTGTCGATTGGAGCACCCAGTCAATGAGCCAGATGGCGCACACTCTGAATTCCATCAAGCTCTAAGGCTGCCTCATGACAATCCCCGTTCGCTGGCGCGACGTGCCCTTTGTCGGGACGCCGCAGTGCTTTTCCGCGCCCGCAGGCCTGACCATTGCCGAGATTGTTGCGGCTGTGCCCAGCTTGCCGGAGGGCTTTGCTGAGACCGGCGAGGCCCGCATCAATGGCGAGATCATCCCGCGCGAGCACTGGTGCCGGGTCTATCCCAAGATCGTTCCCGAGCGGCAGCCCATCATCACCCTGCATATGCAGCTTCATGGTGGCGGCGAGGGCGGCAAGAACGTGCTGGCCACCTTGGCAAGCATCGCCGTGTTGGTCGGTGCCTCGCTCATCAGTGGTGGCGCGCTCGCGGCGCTTGGGCCTGCCTTTGCCGCAGGGGCTTGGGGTGCGCAAATTGCCGCTGGTGCGGTGACGCTCGGCGGTTCGCTGGCCATCGCTGCGCTTTCTGCGCCGCCCTCTGCCGGCGCGATCACCGGGGCCGCCGGCCAGGATGCCACGCAGCTCGTCAACACGTCGCTGTCGGGCAATGTGTTGCAGCCCGGCGGTTCTGTGCCACGTGTCGTCGGGACGATGAAGGTTTATCCGCCGCTACTGTCCATGCCATTGGTCGAGATCATCGGCGATCAGGAAGTTGCGGAAGCAATCTATGGACTGGCCGGCCCGCACGAGATCGAGGATATCCGCCTCGGCGATGTTCCTATCAACCAGATCCCGGGAGTTCAGTGGGAGGTTCGCGAAGGATGGCCGGGCGATGCCGACCTCAGCCTGATCAAGCGGCAGGGGCGCTCGGACAGCCCGCAAGTCGATCTGCCGGCGCAGCAGGTTGATTCCGTTTTCACGACGCGGCTTGTCGATCAGCTCAACCCGGGCAACTCGGCTCCGAAATGGTATCCCGTGGTCGGTCGGGTCGACCCTGACGAAATCACGCTCGATTGCGTGTTTCCGCAGGGTCTCGTCTCCCAGACCGATGC